TCTGAAATAATTTTTTTTTAATTAATTATTTAAAAATTTAACCTACTGAATAAATGTTAATAAAAATAATTAATGATTAATTTTTATGTGTCTTTTCAAACTATCAATACTGGAATATGTTTTATCACATTGTTCACATTTATGATATTGGCCTTTTTCTATATGATTAATCTTTTCATGTCTTCTTCTTCCAGAACAATCTGAGAAATCCATATTACAAAACGAACATTTAAATCTTCTATTCCATTCTTTATTCAATTGTTGTTTACATAAAGATATTTGTTGAATTTTATATGGGATAATCATATATTTATCTATGTCTTCAATGAATTTTATTGACTGATTATGATTTAATATCCAGTCATGACCTTTACAGATTTTATCACTTGCTGGAGATTTTCTTATTCTTTCTCTTATAAAACCACCCCATATTTTTTGACCAATATCCAATGGGGTCCGATCATTTTGAGAAATTGAAATTCTCAATCGATTTCTATTGTTTATATCATTTGATATTGAACCTTCACCTTCATAAAACCCAGCAAACCATATTTTAGTTTGTTCATCATTCATTTAGATAAATTTTATTATTAAATATCTTTTAAATAATTTTTTATAAAAAAAATAAAAAAATCATTATTATCATATTATATTATTATTCGTTTTTGTCCTGTATTTTTGCTTTTACAGCAGAGATAGTATCCCCACTCTCCACCTCCAAAGTTATCGTTTTTCCCGTCAACGTCTTCACAAAAATCTGCATTTATATATTTATTACAAAGAAAAAAATTTTTTTTATCATTTTCCTCTATTGGGTTTTATCCTGCATATTTTGTGATGAGAAAATGTAGGAAGATATATAAAAATTATGTGACGAATAAATCATTGATGCCACAGAAGATGCCTACGGAACCTCCAGCAATCTGTGCAAGTGGTGAATATGAAATTTAAGAATTTATTATAAATTATTTATCAACATTTTTGCATATTTCGCAAAGATATCTTCTTTTTAAGTGTTCGCAAATTCCGGCGCCTTTGCAGATGATGCAATATATTTTTTCACAACTATGTTCACAAGTTGCATTTCCTTTACATTCCCGGCATTTATACTTTCTTTTTCCATGAATGCATAAAAATCTTCCATCACATTCCCCACAAAAATACTTATCCTTATTATGCACACAAACCTGTACTCCTTTACAAACCCTGCAAAAATGCTTAACTTTCTGATGTGGACACATTTGTGTTCCATTGCATTGAAAACAAAAATGATGTTTTTTATTATGCAGACATTTGAACTGTTTTCCATTCCATTTTACAAGAATATTTTTGAACAAGTAAGTTTTACCTATCTCTCGATTTTTTTTCAAATGAGGTAAAAGCTGATAAGTATATAAATCGTAAAAATCCATTTTATTGTTATTCCTATAATAACATAAAAATTCAATTTTTTTACATAATAAAAATTGATATTAAAAGGTGAAACCATTTTTGTATTAAATCAAAATATGGGAGGTGGATTTTCAAGGCCTTGTAGTGGTTACGGGAATGGACAATGTGGATGTTCCACATGTCTTCACGCTGAAAGAACAGTTGGAATTTATCGAGATAGAGAACCTGAATTGGTAATATCTTCAGAACCTTACTCAATCCCTTCAACTTGGATTGTCAATGATCATCGCGCGGGAAAAAGTGAGGTTTGTCACCATGAATCCGAAGGAATTACCCAAGGATATGAATTTGGGATACAATACAGTTATCTCCAATCAGTAATTTCCTTTGGTAATTCACGAAGCTGGACCAAAAGTGTTCAAGAAAGTCGCTCTCATGAAATTCCACCCGGTTTCAAAGGAAAAATTATTCGCCATTACGTCAAGAAAACTATCAGAAGACGATATTTTATCATTCATTCAGAATGTTCTGCTGCCGTTGATGGAACAGTTGAAATTGATGAGCCAAGAGTCTGTGAAAATCCTGATATTATTGATGTTGAATATTTAGTAAGTGTGGAACATATTTTGATCCCACTTATCAAATCTCACATCTATTTCGGTCTTTCTCGCAAAGTTGACGAAAAAATGAATTCCTTTAAAAATTGCACCATTGTTGCCAATCACTCCAGAAAATACATTGATGTATGCGCCGGAGGAAAACAAGTCGGAACCACAATTCACCAATGGGATCTCGTACCTGATTGTGCCAATCAACGTTTCACTTTCTCTTTAGTGACTGAAATGGCACACAAAGGTTATTTCATTTGTGAATGTTGCGGTGATGACAAGGCTATTGGTGTTACTGGAGAAATTCGTGCTGGTTCTCCCCTTCAAGTACATGATATCAACACCAAATCTCCAAAACAAATTTTTCGTTTGGAAATCAATTACAATGATGGAGATAATTATTGGTGCATTATTTCCTGTGACACTGACAAAAACCTTGTCTGGGAAATCGAAGATGAAAGTTCCAAAAGTGGAAAAAGACTTATTCTCGGCAGAAGAACCAACAACAAAAACCAACGTTTTTGCCTCAATAACGGCGACTCATACAAATAATTTTCTAAAATCTGGTAATGTACAACTATTTTTATCTGTTATCATAAAATATTTCACTTAAAATAATTTATGCAGCTTCTACGCCCCAAGGATTCGGAGATGGATTGTAAAAATCAACTGGCTCATTTGCTAAATGTTCTTTAGTTTCCCAGTCATCGAAAAAGTTTATTGGTTGAGTTGTGTTCTTATTTTCAGATGAATTATTGAAAATTCCTTCCATTATAATAAATAATAATATAAAAATTATTTCTTTTTGAATATTAATAATAACACAGACCGAAAATATAAATTACCCAAAATATGAAAATATCCTGTTGCATCTTTATAAAAAATTTTTATAGAATTATAATATGATCTTGACTAATAGTCTTAGACCAATAAATTTCCGAATGCTTGATCAAAAGAATTAATAAGTGTCTTGAGTGCAATGGTTACACCAAGATTATTTTGGATAGTTTCCCGAATTTCAGGAACATCAACACAACGTGTTGCCAAACAAGAATTCGTTGCTTGTTCAAAAGCTTCCTTGAAAGACATTCCTTTATTTTCTTGAAGGAGTCTTTCTGCTTGGTTTGAGATTTCTTCTTCGAGATTTTCCAACCTTTCACAAGCTTCTTCAAAAAATGGGTCATCTACAATTTCACTGAAAAGTTCTACAAATTGTTTTTCTTCCTCATTGTATTCTGCATTGATCACAGCAAGTTTTTCTTTGTAATCAGTTGTAGCAACCCAGTCTTCGAATTTTTTTCTTCCTTCAAAGTATTTTATAGCTGTTTTCTGATCAGTAAAACCAAGACGACGCTCATTGCACAATTTGTAGATGACATCTTCAATAGATTTAAAACAATCTTCATTGCACTTCTTAAGAGTTTCTGGAACCCAATTGTAAGGAGTGTCAAGAATATCAGCGAATTCTTCATTATGTTCATCAACAAAATTTTTCACAAGTTGTTTGCGTTTTTCTTGGCATTTTTCGAAAGTAACTCTTCCACAAAAGGACATTTCACCAATGCAAGCAAACATAGTAAGTTCACCATTTTGGTAAGCAGTAATAACTTGTTGAGCTTCAGCGATAGACATTCTTAGATTCCTAATGTAGATAGGTTTAATTTTTTTACCCATCAATTTTTTTTTATAATAATATTTATTCAAAAAATGAATTCATATTTGGATTTTGGAAATAAACAGATTTTTCCCCATTCTTCATCACTCTCATAAACATTTTCACAGGGAAGACGCACATAATCCTTTACCAACACAACACCAACATTAACAATCGGTTTTTTACCATTTTTAATCTCATATTCTTCAAAAATATATGAAAATCTATTAGGAATAGTTCCAACAATTGAATTTTCCTTTCTCTCTATCACACATATTTCCGTTTCCTCCTTATCGTCGCCCAAATCAATTACCAATCTTTCAAAAGACATTTTCTTATACTTATTAGTACCAATCCTTTAAACTAAAAAAAAAATTGATAGTAAAATTATGTTTATTATCAAATATTTACCGCAGAGAAAGTTTTGTGGTTTATCTTCTATGGAAGTTTTATCTTATTCCTCTCCTTTTACTGGTTTATCCAGTTCTAGAAACAACCGTACTTTCGGCAGTTGCTTTCTCTGTCTCAAAAAAAAGAAATGCTCCTGCTCTTCCCACTTTCAACGCACACGTGGATCCATCGAAAATCAAAACTTTGAGACATACATAGAAGTATGGGCCAATGCGAAATTCGAAAAAATATATGGATTTGAACCGACTATTATTGATTGTCTTTTGCACAATGAAAAGGTTGGAGACATTCGCTGGGAAGGAAGCAAATTTTCTAGGAGTGAAAAGTATGATGCACCCCTTATTCAAGCTGGCGTTGAAACCAAACACATCCTCCGTTACATCAAAACCCACGGAATCACTCCAGGAATGACCCAATCACTTATCAAATGCAATAATGCAATTCCTAGAGAAGACATCCAAAAATTCGTTCAGTTTATTGCAGGAATGGACAGAGTGTTCTTCAAAACAATCGAACCTTACCTCGATTTCATCTTTTTCCAACAGGAACATCTTGAAGCTGGAGAGATATACTCCAATACAATTGATGAGATCTATTCCGAGGATAGATTCTGTGATAAGGTTTTGAAGTTTTCATCGGCAGATTCTCCATTAAGGAAAGTTGTTCAAAAATGGATGGATGAAGAGATCGAAAGAATGTCCACGTTTTTCGATGAGGATTTCATATTCTCGGAAGAACAAATCGGATAGTAGATGACAATGGATTTTTTTATAATTAAATTATTTATCAAGGAGTAAGAATTTATCAAAAAAATAAAATCTTAAGTAATATTATATAATGGACTTCCCAAACGATCCAACGACTTTTCCTAGCACACCAGAAAGTTTACAACAATGGTTCGAAAATGAACAAAAAAATCAAGAACCTCCCAACGGATGGCATAATATTATTGGAGGTGGCTTCTCTTATGCAGATTAAACTAATGTTTATTCCTTTTTGCAATTCCCATCTTCTTCAAATGTTTTCCATAATGTTTCAATGACTTATTTAACATACTCTGTATTCCCATCGAATATGCATACGGAGCATTTCCATCTTCTCCTTTTCCATCATTATCAGCATCCCAAATCATTACTCCCTGACATCCCTTCTGAATCGAAAATGCCGTCGCATTCAACGCATCCTGCAAACTCAAATTCCGACTTAAATCATCCTTCCCTGGCATCAATCCCAACACTATCTTCGTCGGTGATACACCCCAAGAATTCACATAAAAATTAATATCATCCTGAATCTGCTGCAAATAAGTCACACCCGATGCCAACCACAAATCATATTCCATCGGCTGCCAAGCATCCAAATTTCCAATCGACAAATCAATCAAATCCTCTTGATAACATCCAGCAGCCCAAGCCTGCGCCGCAGTTGTCAAAGTAATATGCAAATTTCCATTTATACTTCTCAATGTATTAATTAACGATGCTGCCTGAGTCGCAAAATTTGCTGGAACATTTGCGGAATTATCTTCAATGTCGAAATCAACTCCATCAAATCCACATTTCGTTAAAACCGCATTAATATTATCTGCCAAAAATCCCGGCATTAAATATAAATCCGATCCATAAAATGCATATGTCGCACCTCCTACTGAAAGACTAATTTTTCCTCCTTGAGAATGGACCAAATTCACCACCTGCTGTGTCTTCTCAATAGTAATACTTCCAAATCCTGGAATATAATCAGCTGATGCAAAATTAAAACTGGCAAATGCCATAATCACTCTCGTATTAGCAGTCAAAGCATTCTTATTTATCATATCCTGTACCTGCTGCAAAGGATCAATATCCCAAGTTGTAATATAAGTTGAAAAACTCATTCTTCCTTATTCTTATTCTTATTAATTTCTTTTTAAACCATATTTTAATCAATTTTTGCATCTTATAAAAAAATGATACTTTATTCCTCTCATTTTATTACAAAATACATTGAATGAATCCTGAAGATAGTTTTGAAAAACCGAATATTTCTATTTTTGATAATTTTTTGGTTTCTTCAAATTATTATTCCCCAAATTATGGAATACCCGTGCTGGATTTAATGCCAATCGAATCATTACCACCTTGTCCGATTCAAGTTTTAAAAAGAATTGTCGGCAAAAAATATAGATATAGAAATAAAATTATCATATGGGATGGAAAAAATATGCGATGTGCTACCCATAATATTATTTCCTCCGATTGCATCCATTGTGGTGGATATAATATATGCATCCACGGAAAACGTAAGGTTTATTGTAGAATATGCGGTGGAGGGGGATTATGTCCGCATAGTAAACAAAAATCTAGATGCCGGGAATGTTATGGAGGATCGATGTGTGAACATGGGAGAAGGCGTGTGATATGTAAACCCTGCAAAGGTAGTCAAATTTGTGAACATAACCGTATAAAATATGATTGCAAGGTATGTTTTCCTCCAGCAGAAATCAAAAATTAAATTAAAAAATAATATTTTATAAGATATATAATGGATAATAAGTTTTATCGACAAGGGTGTAAGTATTCCGAACAATTCAATTATAGTGATAACACTTCCCAAACTGGCCCACTAAGCATTGACTTTACCGTCCCTTCCAACCTTAAAGGAGCCGATGCCAAAAATTATATTGAAGGATTCGAAGCAAATGTCAAACAAGTTTATCAAAATGATACTGGTATCGTGTTGACATTTTTTCCGAACTAATTGATAAAATAATTTATTTGTATTATAAATGGGATGTTGTTTTTCCAAAACTGATTATTATTATACTCCTCTGATATATCCCAATAATCACAAACAACTGGAAATATCATTAGAGATGATGAGCACATATTATCGATAAAAATTGATTTTTTTATAATCAAAATATAAATATAAAAAAATGACATATGCAGTTAAGAATGGAAAACTTTGTTTTTCAGAAAATTTTAATGAGAGATTGACAGATGATATTTTAGAAATAATGAAACAATATAATAAAATTAAATTTGGATATCATTTCAATCACGAAATTAACAATTTACCGAGTAATGTAACGCATATTTGGTTCGGAAAAAAATTTAATCAAGAAATAAATGCATTACCTCAAGGAATTGTTTTTATTAATTTGGGATATTTTTTCAATAGGTCGATTGACAGATTGCCATTGACTTTAAGAAAGCTTATTTTGAGTAAAAAATTTAATCAACCGATGAATAATTTGCCAGATAATTTGGAAAAATTAGTGATAAATTCAAGTTATGATTTACCAATTGATTTTTTACCGGTTGGGTTGAAAAAGTTAAAATTTGAGAATGGATCGGTTTTCTCACAATCGTTGGATAATTTACCACAATTAGATAAGTTACAAATTCCCATTCAATATCCAAAAGAAATAAATAATTTACCTGATAGTATTAAGCAATTAAGTATTGGTGTTTTCTGGGTTAAGGGTAAAAGATTTTGTTTTGATGAACCAATACTTTCAAGTATAAGTATTGCAACTTTCCACTTTCCTCATTTAGAAAATTCGATATATTTGTTTGACAATAAAATACAAAGATTCCCCGCAAATCTTGAGAAATTATTTATTTTTAGAAAATATAAATATAATGATGGGTTATCTTCCCAATTAGGTGATAAATTGGTTATTGCCAGTCCTGACCAACTTATTCGTGAATCTCTTTTGTTCAAATAAAAAATTGATTTAAAAATTATAATACTTTAAAAAAAATAAAATTAAAATAAAAATGTTTAATTGTCGAATAATTGATGAATATTCTTACAAAAATATTAGTAAGATTTCAAGTACAGAAACATTAAAGTTCAGTTATAGTTTTAACCAGCCATTGATTGATTTACCAACTAATTTGAAGAGTTTATTTCTTGGAGAAAAATTTAATCAAGAATTGTCAAATTTACCTGAAGGATTAAAATTTATCAAACTAGGGGGAGAATTTAACAAACCAATCGATCATTTACCAGCATCTTTACGCACATTGATTCTTTCAAAAATGTTCACACAGACAATTGATAATTTGCCTCCGAAATTGGATTATTTAATGATCAATCAATTTTTCAATAATCCGATAGATTTTTTGCCGGATAGTTTAAGGGAATTGCATTTTTGTGATGGATCATTTTTTAGTTATCCGATGGATAATTTGCCAAAATCATTGAAGAAATTGAAGATATCAAAATTTTACCAACACGAAATAAATAATCTGCCGGATAGTATTGAGGAATTATTTGTGGGTGTATCAATTGGAATAAATTTTACGTTAAATAGTGAGTTGACAGTGATACACCCACAAATAATTC